CTGAATACGCACCTGTTACATTGGCTGAGTAGTTACCATTAAGAAGCGCATTGGCAAAATTAACTTGATAGTTTCCAGTTCCCAAATCTGTGATACTTGATGCGTTGAATGTCTCGTTGGTCGCAACAGTTCCTTGACCATTAAAATTTACCCAAGACTTTGCACTGCCAAACACCACATAGTTGGTGGCGATGTCAGCACCAGCACCTGATTCCAGAGTATCTGCTATAATTTTTCCAGCCATTATGCGAGGTCTCCGTGAACATTACAAAGGTTTGTTTGGTCATAGGCAGTGCCGTTAGTTCCACCCCTGCTGTCGTATTTACAGCTTGATGCAGTTTGAGAAGATGAGTCGTTATAGAATATGTAACAAGCTGGATGCGAATGGTTAGGATAACTATCGCCTACCATCCCCATTGGATAATGAACATCGCTAAAACTGTTTGTCCAGTTCTGCGTGTATACACCAATTGCGTCATCTGAAACACTGCTGACGTTGAATGAGGAATAATTGGAAGGCACAGTCTGGTCAAACTTAAACCACGCCTTCGCCAACCCCTGCTGTAGCGATTGCGTTGCCGCACCGCCCTCAGAGGTCACAGTAATATCACCAGCAGAAGTCTTGCCTGTGAGATTGTCAGCAATAATCGTACTCATGCTAGGTCTCCGTGTGCTTTTGACATTGTATAAAAAACATCCACTAAACCATTTCCAGCAGAATTTGCTGTTTTAACAGGATAAGCGGTTGTAGAAGGGGTGGTAGGAGAAAGGTTATTACCAGCAAACTCTATATGACGCACATCCGAACCGCTAGAACCAGTACCTCCACTAAGACAATAATTAGCATCATTCATGCTTGAAATTAGGTTGATTCCAAACAGTCCTACTCCATCATCGTCCAAAGAACTGACGTTTAAGCTACTTCTTAATGTTGCGGTACTGCCGTTAAAGTTAGCAAACACCTTTGCCGCACTCTGCTTCGTCAGCGTTACAGGGCTAGTGCCGTCTGATGCTACGATTGTATCTGCTTTTAATGTACTCATGCTATCACCAAGTTACCATTGACAGTCAATGTAACCCCTGTTGCTACCGATAGGCTAAAGAAAGCCCCAGCGTTATCACCAGCCGCAATGGTGGTGTTTGTGTTTAACTCTTGCTCATGCACTCTAAAGATGTCCCCCTTACCATTGGTGGCATCACCTGTTACGCCGTTCTCGCCCTGAAAGTAACCAGCACCACCAGCACCAGCCGCCTCAAGAGAGATATGCCCAGTGGCGTTATCGTATGTTAGAACATAGTCATCCTGACCAGCACCTACTGTCTGGTCTACGTCAAACTCATAATTCCCAAGCAGTACATTGCCAGTGCCATTGGGTGTAAGATTAATATCCCCATTAGACGCTGAGACAATGCTGTTGCCGTTTACGTCCAGATTACCGCCTAACTGTGGGGTAGTGTCCTGAGAGATGTCAGTTATAGCTACGTTAAATGTGCCGTATGCAACAATGTCTACAGTGTCATTCAGTGCCGCACCTACAGTCAGCACAACATTAGAACCGTCAGTAGCTGTAAAGTCAGTGCCAGCAATCAGCTTAACACCGTTCAGGTAGACATCTACATAACCAGCATCATAGGTAGCGGCAAAGGTGGTCTGCCCAGCAGTGGCTGTATATACAACTCTCTGCGATGTGCCGTTTACAGATGAACCAGCATTAACAAAACCAGCCCCATCATACACCTTCATAGTGCTGACAGACGTGTCAAACCACAAATCGCCAGTTGTAGGCGAGGATGGTGCGGTTGCCCCAATAAAGTAAGTATTAGCAAAACTGTTGATGTCTGTCAGATTGGTTGCGACAGTGTTCACGTTTGCAATGTCACCGCCTACAGCATTAACATTTGCAATGTTTGTGGCTACTGTGCCAATATCTGTGGAATCTGCCGCCACTGTATTGATGTTTGCAGAGTTACCAGCTACAGCAGTTACGTCAGCAATGTTCGTGGCTACAGTACCAATGTTAGCTGTATCACCAGCCACTGTGGTTACGTTAGCAGAAATACCAGCCACTGTTGTTACATCAGATGATATTCCAGCAACTGTACCGATATCCGCACCATCTGCCGCTACTGTAGTAACATCTGCGCTAATTCCTGACACTGTAGTTACATCACTATCAATACCAGCTACTGTGTTTACATCTGCAATATTAGTTGCTACAGTATTAACATCTGCAATGTTAGTAGCGACAGTGTTTACATTAGTTATAGCACCACCAACAGCGTTGACGTTAGCAATGTTGGTAGATACTGTATCAATATCAGACACAGCTTCATTCAAGTCATCAGCAGCAGTCTCAATCTCAGAGATAGCTTCGTTCAAGTCGTTGGCTACTGTAATAACATCAGAGATGTTTGTAGCTACTGTGTTGACGCTTGCAATGTTTGTTGACACTGTTCCAATGTCTGTAACATCGGCTGCAACTGCTGTTACATCGCTAGAGATACCTGCAACAGTTGTGACATCACTAGAAATACCAGCAACAGTGTTGATGTTAGGTAGGTTCGCAGAGATAAACTGCTTGTTTACAGCGTCTGTGTTGTCTACAGGGTCTGCTACATTCTTAATAATCTTACTCTGTGCGTCCCACTTGTCATCACTGTCAAGGGTAATACCATCGTTAGACTTATCTACAGCTTCCTGTGCAGCGTGGAAGACCTGAATGTTACTATCATCCAAGTCTTCTTCAGTTAGTACTGAGCCAGATGCAAAGTCTACTGAACGTGCTGTAAGGTCTGTGGTTCTCCGCACCTGCACAAGCGTACCTGTAGCAGGGGCAGAGGTTAATTGTACACTAGCAGCAGAAGGAAAAGTAAGGCCAGTTTCAGCCACACCGTCTACTGTTACACTGATTTCAGAGTTATCAGTGAAAGTAAAAGGGATAGCGAAAGTGTCTGTCGTATTATCCCCTGTATAGTTTTGATATGAAAAAGCCATTGCTTATCCTTTTGTTTAGTCCATGATGTAACTTTAGGTTAGTTAGCAAATTCGTTTGCAACACCGTTCAATATCTGTCTTGCACCGTACAAAGACTGTAAAGGTAGTATCCTTAACAGTGTTCTGTATTCAGTTTCAGTCAGGTCACCTTCCCATACATTTTTACCTGATTGCATCATAGATTGAGCAATAGAGAAAGCAGGTGGGGTAATAGCATAAGTGTTACCATTCATAGCCCCTGTTGTAACTTGTAACAAGTAGCTAAACAAAGATGCTGCTCCTATCTGAGATAAAGCACCAGAAGCCCACCTTGAAGGAGAAAGGTTATCACGTATATATTCATCTGCATCACTGCGTCCCTGTGCGTTCAACTGTACACGAGCAGCATACATAAGACCACCCATCATAGCAGCAGATGTTAAAATCTTAGCAGCAGTCATATCACCACGTGCTAGACGTACACCTAGTCTCTGACCTTGTTGCTCCATAGAAGCCATCGTAAAGCTAAGAAACTGAAAGAATGTACGCCCAAACTCACTACGCATAAACGCATTGGTAGAGCCTATGTTAGCTTCCTGTACGTTCTGTCTAGCATCTTTAAAACCAGAAGCCTCAAAAGCATCTCTTACTTGTTTAGGCCACTGTTTTAGATTTAGGCGTTTGATAGTGCCATTAGGTCTTTTCTCTACAATCTTACTACGCATTATAGTCTGTATATTACGTGCCATATCTTCGCTAAGTCCTAGCTGTTGACGCTTGGTAACAGAGAAAGGTAACTTACCATCAGCAGACTTTAATGCCCATTCATTAACATAGTGGTGCATACTCATTCTGCGAAGTACTTGTGTTACGCTAGTCAGACCTGACCAATATGCTACAGTCTTCTGCAAACTTTGACCAGCTTGCATTGCTCTAGCACCAAAGCCTTTCTTATCAGCCCAAGCACGTTCAGGAGATATAGTCACACCTACGTCATCCATATCATAACGTGTTACATTGTTCCACTTACCTAAAGCAACTTCTTCACCTAGACCAAAAGCATCAATAAGTTCTACCATCAGAGGGTCATTCTCATCTAACTTACCTTTACTCATCTTAGTAAGTAAGTTGTTGTACTCAGGAGCAGACTTAAGAATAGTCTTGAACGAAGACTCAAACAGTACGTTGGTCAACTCCATCAGAGAAGACATACCAGACATACCCATATTGACAGCAAAGCTGTACGCTCTGAAGCCTACATTAAGGTCACGTGTTCGGTTGCTAATGTCTTCTCGTTGAGGTAGTCTACCAGTAATCCCATCATAGATAAACTCTAAAGCATCTAGTTCGCCTTTTAATTTCTCTTTATCTAATGCAGGTGCTGCCCTGATGTCATCGTTAATTTGCTTTACTAGAGATTCCCAGCTAGAGTTAGCAGCGTTGGTATTAATACCATTACGAGCAAGCCCGATAGCACCTGATAGTTGAAATACATAACTGTTAAACAACTGCTCTGCGTCTTGCTCTAGTAGGTCATTGAAGCTGTATTCCTCAATACTACCGTCAGCATTACGTAAAGGCATCCTAGCACCTTCGTTAAGAACCATGCGGTTTCTTGCTCTCTTATGTGCTTTAGGAATGTTTGTACGAGTTAATACCTCTGTTAAGTCATCAATCTCATCTTCACCAAAACCACCAGCACGAAGAATATCAGCAAGGTCTTGAAGGTTCATCTCATTAGCACCAGCATGACCCATCTTACCAAGCTTGGGGTCAGTAATAGACTTAGTGTATGCCATAGAGATACGCTTGATGTAATCAGCTACCTGTTTAGGTGTACCCTTACGTCTACCATTACTACGTTTGATAAGCCAGTTCTTGACATTCTCTTCAATGTTAGGCTGACCTTCTCGTATCGCTTTTTCTACAAGCATGGCAATCTGGTCATCAGCGTCATCACCTAATCTTACACGAATAGCTGCAATCTGGTCATCGTTAAACAAACGTGTCATGTAGTTTTTGTTAGCGTTTAACATATCTACGCTAAAACCTACTACATCTTCTGCTACAGCTTCTTCAGCTATTTCTCTCTGTAACCTCTTAACTGCTTCCCCTGCTTTTTTTACTTCAGGGGCTACGTCAGTATCAATACCACGTACATAACGAGATAGGGCAGCATTAAACTCTGCTACAGATAGATTTGTTCTCTTTTTCCATAATGCTTGAGCATTAGGTAGTATTTCTGACATTCTGCTTCTGTATTTTAACTGTAGTCTTTCAGCTACTTCAGACGCAGATTGGTTATTAGTTTCTAATTTACCACCCTTGTACCCTGCACTGTTTTGAGAAAGTAACCTAGCTGCGTAACGTATACGGCCTAACTCAGAGTTAGCTGCACGTGCGCCTGAGGAGATTATGTTACGTAAACCAAACATATTAAAACCAGCTATCTTTGGAATAGCAGCTACTTCTTCTGCTGTAGCTTCTGTAGCAGCTTTACGTGAAGCTATAGTAGGAATACCATCTACAGCATCTATTAGTTCAGTACCTTGTAGTTCCCTATCTATTAGCTTAGTTGCTAGGGCATCTACGTTATACTGGTCATGGAATAGTCGCTCGTTAGGTGTCAGTTCTTCTCCCCTTGCTACTTTAGCAGCAATACGAGAACGATGCCCTGCTCTTATAAATGCAGTAGTAGCGGCATCCAAACCACCACTAAGACCTGCACCTATACCTGCCGCAATCATAACGTCATGTGCTTCAATATCATAGCGATACTTAGCCCTGATAGATTCAAAAGCTGCCAGTTCAGCACCACCCAATGCAGCAACCTTTGCGGTGCGATAGGCGTTACGTCCCTGCTTACCTGCACCTACAAGGAAAGCACCAACGCCAGCAACAGGTGTACCTAAAGCACCTACAGTAGCACTTGTTCCAAATATAGCAGCCCATTCAACAGGGTCGAACATTACTGCTAATGCTGTTGCTGTTACACCAGACCATCCATCCTGATTTATTTGCTTTAGGTTATTCTGTGTACGAAGAAAAGATTGTTGGGCTAGTTTGGCACTAGAGTACCCATTTACTTGAGCATCCTCTAGCACCTCGCGTACAGCCCGACTATCTTCTAGTCCCTCTGTTAAGTCTCTCACCAATTCTGGTGTAAACTTATCAATAGGCTCACCTGAAGGTGCAGTAATCCTATCTATATTATTAATGACTGTGGGCAGTACCCACTCTTCTTGTATTGCACTGCCCAAGCTAGTAAAGAACTTTGACTTTTGGCTATCAGCCAATAGCTGCTGCTTTAGAAACACAGACTCATCCATGTTTGTGACGAGAGGTAAAGCCTCTACGTCCGCAGGAGCAATGTTCAAGCCCTCAAGCAAGTTGTTTTCTAGCGTTGCCATTATTAGTCTCCAAGTACGTTGTCATATAGTCCAGTAAAGAACTTACCAAGTTTGTCTGCATATTTACCAAGTTTACCATATTCCATCTCTAATAGACTAGGTAACTCCTCACGTGGTATCTGCTTTACATCGTTTA